GATTTGAAGATGATCGTAACTTATTAAAAATAGATATTCACGCCCTCGCCAATGAATTTAGAGACTTAACAAATAATAAATAAAAATATGATAACCAAACAACAAGTATTAGACAATCTCTCGCAAATCAAAACTTTTATTGATGAAATAGAAAACAAGAAAGAAGAAAAAGTCGTAGGTATCGCTATCAAAAATCGTTTGACAGGTAGTATTATCTTCCAAAGCACAAAGACAACGTACAAAGAAGCTATCATAGAAAAAGGTGATGCCAACCTCAGTTATGCCAACCTCAGTTATGCCGACCTTAGTTATGCCGACCTCAATGGTGCCAACCTCAGTTATGCCAACCTCAGTTATGCCGACCTCAATGGTACCAACCTCAATGGTGCCGACCTCTATGATGCCGACCTCAGGGGTGCCAACCTCTATGATGCCGAATTACATAACGCAAAATTCTACGGAATAGGCGGCACAAAAGAATTGACCAAAAAGCAATTGCCTGATTTCTTGGCTGCTTTAGGGTTCAAGATAGTCGATTAAAACAAACACCATGCTCAACTTAAAAATGAAAACATTAGAAATGATAGGCGACTGCACGATGATAGGCTTGATACTATTGTTCTACGTCGTGTCCCTTGTGGTAGCGATAATATCAACGGATTACTTTTTTACTCATCAATCTAACCAATCGACGTTCATATCTTCCGAAGCCCATATCGTAATCGTATTCCCTAAACACTCCTTTCAAAACTGTTCTGTAGGTCAGGCCACTTCAAAAGAGGAGGCACAAAAGGTCGCAGACAGCACGGGGTGTCCGGCGTATTACTAGTGCCAGATTAAATAATAATTAACATGAAAAAAGAATCAGAAGAAATAACAGACCTAACGTCAATCAATAAATGTAAACATTGTGGTCAGGAATATAATGAAATTTTACCAACTGGATATTGTTTTAAGTGTCTTCATTATATGAACCATGAACACAATATATAAAACATACAAAGCAAGTGAGGCTTCTTTTGAAGAGAAATTATGAAACAAAAAGACCGCGTGTAGCGGTTTTCTTGTCCAACTAATTACGGTTGCGGTCGTAAATAGTGATGGATAAATTATACCACGGTTACACTGTAATAGGAATGTAAAACCTGCGTCTCCTTGGATAGAGGGTGTTATGACCCCTCGCAACGTGGCAGCGCTGACGTGCTAGCCATTTACAATACGACACTGACACGCACATCCGTTAATCGAGTGATGTGTGTCTTGTCATAGTACCATATAAATAAAGCCGGCAATGACGAACCTCGTGTAAAATGGCTTTATTTAAGGCCATTTTTACTTGTCAGACAATATCGGATAATACCCCTTGACTTTGAATAGCCAAACACGATATGTAGTTCTTTACAGCACAATGCCCCCGAAGGTGGGGGCATTAGCGTGATTGCTCTGTGAGCCTATCTACAATAAACGGGCGGGGTCAGCTACAAACTGATATTCAAACTCGCAAAGGTGTCTTGAGGCCTCGAGACTTCGATAACTACTTGTAGTACGAGCGACATGTTAATGCCTCCTCGTTTTGGGGGATTCCGCGCCGATGACGAAACTGGTATCCGTGCCTGCTTTGTGAGCAGGTGTCCGCAAGACGTACGGGTTCGAATCCCGTTCGGCGCACCCTTAAATTAAGCCTAACATTTATAAGTCATAATTTCAATGATTTAAGATTTAGGGTAGTATTGTATATAAGTCCCATAAATAAAGCCGCCAATTATAAGGCGGCTTCTGTGATTCAAGTGTGTATTACCACAATCGAACCGTTGGGGCAGGTGAATTTTACTTCAACCTTTTCTACGACGAACTCGGCGGCGATAGGCTCGTTGCCTATGCAAATCTCCTGCAGTCTGTCGCGCTGGCCTATCGTCATGATTCCATCGAGATGGAACTGGTCGCAATCGTTTTTAACAATGAGCAAGCACTCTTTCATTTTCATCCTTTACGGCTGTATAGCCTAAGAAGTTGTTGACCACGAGGAAATAAAAGCTACGTGGCATCATTCGGTCGGTTGGAATCCTGCGTTCCAACTTATCATGGCAAGCCCGGCAGAGTGATATCACCTGTGGGTCGCCTGTTCCCAGTCTACGAGGAATAATATGATGCCTCGTATGTTGCCCCTGTGTCCAGGGGCACCGGCACTTCGGGCAAACGTCGGGTATCATTCGCCACCTCCTGCAAAGGCTCCCTCCCGTCCATCCCAGGGGATGTCTTCAAGGGCGAGAAGCATTTGCCGATGATACTGTTTGATTTCGTCCGATCGCGGCAGTTTGCGTATCGGGCACTGTTTCATCACCTGCATGAGGTCGCATGTGTAAAAACACAGGCAATCCATGCAGATGACAGGTCGAGGGGTATTTTTCATTTACATTTCCTTTCGTGTTTGATCAGGTGGATGAAGGCGATGAAAATCGCCATCAACAATAATTATTTCATATATTTTGTTGTTGAGATCTCTCTGTTGGTTTAGTCTAGCATCTTCTTGACAAAAGTTATGCACAGTTCGGCGCTTTGACAATGACGTGCGGTGGATTAGAATAGGGACATGCTTTTCGAACATCAGTTGAAAATAATCCAGGAAGATCCGAAGACGGCAGGATTGTTCCTTGGAACAGGATCTGGAAAAACACTTATTGCTTTATCTCTTGCACGCGGATCAGTGCTTGTCATCTGTCCAAAGACACAGAAAGAAGATCAAAACTGGGAGAGGGAGCAAGTTAAAAACGGTCTTGCATATATTGAATCAAGCGATAAGCATTTTCGACAGATTCCTATCACTGTTATTTCAAAGGAAACTTTTAGACGAGATTGGGATAAACTCCAACGATTCAATACCATCATCGTCGACGAGGCCCATACTGTCCTCGGCGTCACTCCAAACATGCGTTATGTTAACAAGCAGCCTATTCCAAAGACATCACAGCTCTTCGAAGCGCTTCAAGATTATCTCAAACGAAACCCACCGGCGCGTCTCTACCTATGCACCGCGACGATCATGCGTTCGCCCATGACCGTATGGGGCGCTGCAACAGTACTCGGCCATGACTGGAACTGGTATGAATTCCGCGATGTATTCTACTTCAAGCTCCCGTTGCCTGGGTATCGTGAGATATGGGTGCCTAAGTCGGATAGTGCGACAAAGGATCGCCTGGCTGCAGCAGTCCGCAGCATCGGCTACGTAGGCCGTCTCGAGGACTTTTTTGATGTGCCGGCGCAGACGTACAAGACCATTCATCTCGAGCTCACAGCGGTGCAAAAGAAACGCATTAAGGATATGGCAATCGAGTATCCTGAACCGATAGTGAGGACAGGCAAGATACATCAGATAGAGAATGGCGTGCTTGCCGGGGATGAGTTCTCCTCTGGCGAGACGTATGACAATGCCAAGATCGACGCTATCCTCGACTTGGCCGTAGAGTTCCCGAGGATGGTCATATTCGCTAAATATAGGGCACAAATCGACGCTATAGCTTCTTCCTTGCGTGAAAAGAAGTATAAGGTGCTCACGCTCACTGGCGACACAAAGGAGCGCGGGAAGGTGCTCCAAGAGGCTAAGAACGCCTCAGAATGCATATTTATCGCTCAGGCTCAGATAAGCGCCGGGTGGGAGCTACCAAGCTATCCTACGATGGTATTCGCCTCGAGGACGTACTCTTTTGTGGATTACGACCAGTCCATCGGCCGCATCCAGCGCGCGGACAACATTAAGAAGAATCTTTACATAAATCTAGTCGTGCGCGGCGGTGTTGACGAGGCAGTGGATAAGTGCCTCTTGAACAAAGTCGATTTCAATGAAAGACTGTACTCAACATCATGAATCTAAAAGCCCTCCTCGATGTCAAGTGCCCTCACTGTGAAAAATCTCTCAACGATAAAGGACTTTACTATCTTTGCTCTGACGGAAAGAACTGCGGCTATGAGATCAGCAAGCGAGAATTCGATATAAAAGTCCAAAGCCTCTATAAGCCTCATGCGCCTAAATTCAAAGTCCATGACGAGCAGGAAAATATGGAATTTTTGAGCAAGATGAAAATAGAAGATGATGACGACGACTTGGAAGACGAAGAAGAGGACGATGACGGAGGTGAAATATACATATGATCGCACACGAGGCAAAATCGGCGGTCCTCTTCAGGCATTGGGTCAAGAAATTCAAGCTCCCGATGACGTGCGGTCTTGAGATGAAAGACACGCATGGCAAGTCGTCGCTTCCATTCTCTGAGGTCAAGCAGGCACAGATAGACTATGCTCGAGCGTTTCAGAGCGATGAAGGAGTTATGATCCGTATGACCGGTGTTGAAGGCTTACAAGATTACATGTATGTCCGCAGAGAACCCTCTTACATCGTGATCAAGTATCCTTCCTGTTTCTGCATCATCAGCCCTGATTCATTTGAACTCGAACGCAAGCGCAGCAAGCGTCGAAGCCTCCTTTGCAGTCGAGCAAAGGACATCGCAACGAAGGTCATCGAACTATGAAGGTAAAAAAAAGGAAGGGCATCATCAGGGTATGGCGACAGGAGGACGAAGATATCGTCCACTGTCCTCGCTGTGGAGCGAAGATGCGCAACATGGGCGAGAACATCTTTAAATGCTTCCGCTGCTCGTTCGGCAAGTCGAGCATCGAGTACAAATAAAAACCGCAGTCGATATCCTGCGGTCTTTTATTTTTTATACCTAGCGTTGTATTTTACACAACTGGTGCGATCGGAGAGATCGCTTTGACACCGGCGCGAACGCCGGCAGTTACGAGCGAAACGATGGCTGCAGTAGTCCAGGTAACAGGTGAAAGTATCTGGTCAGCAGGAATGAGTGCGACTGCACCGATTACGGTGACGATAAATACCGCGATGAACGTGTGGATTGCGCTAGCGATCTGAGGATATTGAATAGCAAACTTTGTAAACATGATTTTATTTATTTAAGAAAGACCTTGTAATAGATCCAACGAACCCGACTGAAGGAGTAATTCCATTCTGTTGCTGGTAGCGAATCACTGCCGCTTTCGTTAGAGCGCCGAAATAATATGTCTCATTGCCCGGACTACCCGGGCCTGAGGTCGCTATCTGTGTTGCAGGATTTTGATTGAGTCTCTTTTGGAGAAAGAAGACGTCTGCGTCGGTCATGCCGACGAAGAGGTCTTTGTTGAATTGATACGATGCTACAGTTTTTGAAATAACGATGCCAAGCTCGAAGAAGCCTGAATTGATATAGTCTTCGCCTATCCACTGCCATCCTTTGTCGCCCACCGTCGGTCCCCATGAATTTTTGAATCCTATGTATTTTTTCCCGTTGATCATCGCGTATCGTCCCAGGAATATGAAATGCCCCCACTCTGCTGATGTCGGAGGGGCCGGAAACGACGAGAGCCATGTTCCATTGTTCTGTCCGAGAAGCGCCCCGCCGATCGCCACGTTGTCTCTTATCGCCTGTGCAAGCACGTCTATATTAAAATCAAGGATGAATGAATAGCCTCCGTCTTTGTTCATGGCAGCGTCATTGATGGCTGCCGCAGTGATGTCGGGAGCTTCCATGAATGCCTCTGAAGGGGGATTTCCGTTCTCGTATGACGGGCACAGGATTTCGGACGAGACGCCGATGTTTTTGAGACGTGCCATGAGGTCGCCTGCATACGAGCCGCCTCCCGGTTGTGCTACGGGGTCATAGGCGAATTTAGCCGATCGTTCGCTGTCGCCAAAGATAGCTTGCGCGAGATAGCTTGTCATCTGGCCGCCGCAGGAGCCTGAGACGCCTTGATTCTTGTCCGGCAACGTGAAGCCGATGGCTTTTTCGACATCGTAAGGCACTGTCCAATCTACCGGCGGCGTTCCTTTTGGAACGATATTCTTATAGTGCCAATCGGTTGGCTTGAGAAATTTGGATAGGTAGCCGTGGCCCATTTGATTTTCTACTAATATAGGATATAATGGATTCATATTATTAATTTAATTTAAAATTTAAATGAGGAATAAAAAAGGCAGGTTTACAAAAGGTCACCAAGAAAGATTGACACACGGACTTAGTGATACCTCTTTTCATAATAGGTATCTTTCTATGAATAATAGATGTAATCTTCCCAAACAAGTTATGTATCACAGATATGGTGGACGTGGAATAAAAGTTTTGTGGAAAGATTTTATTGATTTCAAGAAAGATATGTATATTTCTTATCTTAAACACAAGAAGATCCACGGAGAGAGACAGACGACGATAGAGAGAATAGACAATAATGGAAACTATTGCAAAGAAAATTGCAAATGGACTACTTTTAAAGTTCAAGCGCGAAACAGTTCTTGGAATAGAATCTTGCATTATAAAGGAAAATCTCATTGTATTTCTGAATGGGCAGAGATACTTAAAATAAAACCGACAGCATTGTATGCAAGATTTGAAAGGGGTTGGAAAATAAAGAGAATTTTTGAACAACCATTTAGAATAAGACGTTTTTAATTGACCTTCTACGAGTGTTGGATTCATATCTCAAGACTAGCCTATTTTATCGCTCATGGGTAGTGGAGTTGTCCACAGGGGATTAGCGAGAGTAACCGAGCCAATAGAAGAATCCTGTCCACCACACGAATAGTATTCCTAGACATATATGTGAAATTGTTATCATGTTAATACGATATTCTACCGCACGTTAAAAGTCAAGGGATAACTATTTAGCTTCCCCGCTCGATATGGCCAAATTTATCTGTGAAAGCGTCATAGGCTTCGATCCGTATTTGTCCTTGAACTCTTGCATCATGGCGTCTGGCAGGATCTCTCCTGGCATTTGGGTAGCCTTGAAACGGATGGTATATTCTCGAACGTTCGCCTGAGAGATCTTGCCTGCTTTGACTGCCGATCCGAGCGTGTCTTCGAGCTTCTGTTGGTCGCCGCCGTCTTGCTCTGTTGTGATGAGGTTCAAATTGCTTGCATCATTCGTGCCGCCGGCCTCGAGCGGTATCACATGATCAAGCTGAAGACCTTTTGTAGTCGTATCGCCATCGGCCGACGCCTGGTCTCCTTTCACTTTTTCGGTCGTCGATAAGGACGCACGCTGGACTATGATTGCCGAGTCTCCGCTGAATGGGCTGAAATTGTCCACTTGTTTTATCGTCTGGCCGCTGAACATGAGATGGAATGCCTCAATCGGGCTTACGGCCATCGCTTTTGCATACGTGCTTATAGTGCTCAAAATCGATGATTTTGACGTGAGAGATCCGTCTCCATAGGTCTTCGAAGCATTCGCCATAGCTTTTGCACCCGGTGCTTTGATGCCCCACTGCTTCAAGAATGCCTCGTTCTGCGATCCATCCTTTGGAAGAGGTTGACCTCCTGTCTGGAGCATGTCTTGGTTGTAGTTCGCTATGGCGCGATCGTTGAAGTCCTTCATCTCTGCATTCGCTTTATCGGTCAGACCGGCAGCCAAGTCTTTCTTGACCTGTATCTCGAGAACCGGCAGCTCGTCATATTTCTGTGCATCGAGCGCTGTCTTTCCGCTCGAGTTCTTCGGCGAGTAGATGCCGAACATCGATAGGGCAAAGTCGCTTGGAGTCATCCTGTCGGCGCTTGAGAGCGGCGCGACCATCGACGTGCCGAACGATGTCATTCCTTCCGCAGGCATCGGACCGTATATCGGATTCCTTGTGTACATGTCCGTATTGAATCCAAGCTCGATAAGAGCCGTCATCACAGGAGAAAGGGTGGCGGTTGCTTGGACCGCTCCTGATATGCCGCTCACTCCTGCCGAAGCGAGATTTTCGGCGTTTTGTATTATCTTCACCGGCCCTGACATCGTGAGATATGAGTTCTGATTTCCGGTCATTCCTTTGATGAGCTTGTCGATATATGGATATATGATCATGCCCATGAGCGCGAGATAAGCGAGTGAACGGATGCCTGCGATGCGCTCATGAGCCGTCTTTTTAGTTCCCGCCGCGTCCTTAACAGTCTCTATCCACGGCTTGATGACTCCGGAATAGTGGTAGCGGGCGAACATGAATGCGCGCGACTGAAGCGTCTTTGAGAGCGCGCGGCCGGTCTTCCCCGGCACGAATATGCGGGACGGTATGCGGTAATCGGCCATCCTCTTTGAAATGGTCCGTATCGAGTCTTCCATCGTTCCGCCGGTAGCATCTGCATGATCGAGCAACGCGTGCATGAAGAAAACGTCGTTGCCGCCCCAGGTGATCGCAGTGTTTATCTTTCCCATTCCTTTTATCCATGCAACCGGATTCGCATAATTGAGGACCTTTGCGATCTGGTCGAACTCTGTCGGAGCCTTTTCAACCTCATCGGTATATTGCGTAAGGATCGCTTCAGAGAAGTTCTTCGTTGTCTCTTTAAGCCCCATGAAAGGCGCTCCATGCTCGATGTAGCTGAGGTAGAGCGGCCCCTTATTCTTCACCTCATTCAAAGCCGTGATGAAATTGGCGCGAGACTTCGATGTGAGACCCGGTATGACGCCCGTGTTAGCTTCGGTCATTCCGAATCCTTGGATGACGTTCGGCAAGTGCATGATAGGGTTGAAGACGATCGCCGAGGTGAGGAAATTGTTCACTTCATCGAGCACTGGGAAATGAGTCTGGCCTTTTTGACGGCTTGCAAGGTCTTGCAGCGCTTCTGCAAGTCGCGGCTCCATATGGTAGCCCCTGAACTGCGGCAGCACGTCTCCGACCGATTCCCACTTCTCCGGCGGCGCTTCGTCCGGGTCGTCCTTTTTTATTATCTCGCCGAATTCAGGAGTATTCTTGATGCGCTCGAGGAGCTTCATGGCATTCAAGGCGTTCAAGGTTCGATCGTATGAGACGATATAGTTCGCAAGGACGTTCTTGTGGTAGCGCGTCGTCGTATTGGCTTCGATCTCCTTCGTCGTCGCTTGCTCTATCTTATATTGCTTTCCTTCGCTTGAGACGAAGTTGCCGCGAGAGATGCCGCCGATATGCTGGCCGCCAGTCTTCTTCATGCCAAGCTCGAGCGACTTCTCGATGTCGCGTATCGGCGCGAGCTCAGGATGAGAGCCAAGGAATTCATCGAACTTCTCGTAGAGGTTCGGTGCGACTTCCTGGAACTGTTCCGGAACGTGGAGGTAGGCTTCAAACATGGCTGCCATCTTCTCTTCGCCTTTTCTGACGTAGCTCTTGAATGAAGGCTTGACGTCCCCGTCTCCGATGCGTAGGTCTGCAACCGCGCGCTGCTCGTCTTTCATGGTGTCTTTTCCATAGTTTCGTGCATCATCCTTCGAGAATATCGCTTGCATGCCGTATTTCTCGTCCACCTGATGGCCTATCTCGTGTATAAGGACCCTCTCAGGCGCGCCAGGATGAGTTATGACCTTCTTTTGGCCCGTAAGAGATATGCCAGCCTTCTTTCCTTTGAGGAGGGCTGTTTCATGAACAACTCCAAGATCGCGGGCTACCTTCTCGAGCACAGGAGTGACATTCTTATCGAAGAATTCTTTCGTGCGCGGGCTGATGACCTTCTTGTTCGAACCAAGGTTTGTAAGCTCGCCATTATTGAAGGCAGTGACATTCTCGCCTTTTGCTCCCGGGATATGGACGACGGTTCTCTTGCCGTTCGCATCGACCGCTACGTGGTATTCACGGGATTTTGAGCCGGAGCCGACTGACTGGCTGAGAAGCGATCCATTTGAAAGCGTCTTCTTGGCGTTCTTTCCTTTTTGCAAGAGCCTGTCGATAGGACCGCCTTTTTCTTTGGCAAAGCGCGGCGTCATCTCGTTCTGAAGGTCCGTGGTAATGACCCCGCCAAGTTCGCGGTACTGCGCGCGAGCTGCCGTAAGAGCGTCTTTCAAAGGCGTTATGACCTCATCGTATATCTTCTTCTCGCTCTCGCTTATCGGTTCGCTCTTGTTCTCGTCATAGTGGTAGAGGTCTTCCCATCCCTTTGCAGTGAGCTCGTTGCCTATCTGATCGACGAGCGTTATGAGCCTCTGGCGATTCGCCGCGCGCATCCCTTCGTGCTGGTAAATGGCCTCATTCACATTGCCGGTGAGCTTTGCCGCTTCGATGTCTTTGTTGACAAGGTCGGTGACCTCTTTCACTTTCGTAGCGATATCGCTCAAGACTTTTCCTGGATTGATGAAGCCTCCTTGCAACGCCGCCTTCCTTGCGTTCAAACCGCTCTCGATCTCGTTGAGCAGGTCTTCATCGCTCTTGAAGCCGTTGTCATTTGCTATCTCATCAAGCGTTGAGAAGCCAGGTGCCGTGCGGAATATCCTCATGTAGTTTCCTTTGCCTACGCGCGTCATGACCTCTGACTTTATCGAATCAGGTATCTGTATCTTTTGCTTGCCCGATAGAATATCGCTGATGATGGGCTTCTCACCTTTTGCCAAGTCCTCATTAGTCATGCCAGTGATCTCCTGCTGAAGCTCTTGCGAGAGGGTTGGGAAGACTTTTTCTTGCTCTTCACGCGGCAGCTTTTCAAATTGTTTTGAAGTGGTGACTTCTTCAGGATTTTCTTTTTCTTTACTCTTCACGAGCACCTCGCCTTCCAGTTTGGAATACTTCGCCAGCATGTCTTTATTTGCCACAGATTGAACATCTTTGCCTGGGTATGCACGGCTGAAAGTTTCTTTCATTGCATTGCTACTCAGGTTTGCCACAACGTCGCTCTTGTTGACAACATACGGTTCTTGACCTGCCTTTGGAGTGGTTGAATAGCTTTCTATCTGTCCCGCCTTTGGCTCTTGGTCACGGTAAAGAGTGATTTCATTATCTTTATTAAACGTCAATTCATCAACACCTGGATGCGTTGCCTCAAGTCCGGTCATTATGTGTTCAGGTATTGGGGTGCCTTGATTGATCCACGCACGTACTGAATCAGAAGTAGTGGTGTCGCTTACTCTTGTTGGCGCTACTGTATTCAACACCTCATCTGACGATGCTTTGATCTCGGCGGGGGTGGTGGGGCGGGTTGCGGCAATTACGAGACGTGTTGCAGTCGGTTCGTCCACGCCAAGATTATCCATGAGCGCCTGATGCGTTGCCGGCGCGCCGTTCTTTTCAACAGAGTCGCTGACTTCGTTTGAAAGGAGTTTGACACTTGTTTCAGCATCAGTCGGCTTGCCTCCATTCTTTGATACAGCACCTTTTGTAAGGACATCGTAGGCGTTTTGAACGGCTTGGAAGTCTTCTTTTGCACCACCAACGTCAGGATGCGTCTGGTGAGCAGCTTTATAATAAGCGTCTTTGATTTCTTTCGGAGTCGAATCTTTAGTGAGGGTGGTGTCTGAATATGTATTCAAAAGATCAAGAGCCTCGTTTTGATTCTGTTCGAGCACGTCTGCGGCATCTTGTGCCTTACCCGATGCTTCTCCAGGCAATAACACTTGCAAAAAGGCAAACAAAGTACCTGCAGTAACAGCATCTTTGTTCGATGCACCGCTTAATTTTGCCATACCAAAGCCTAGGCCGAATGCCGGTGGCAGAGCATATAGAGGGTTTTTTATCATGCCAAGAGCCGTATAAAGAGGTGCTGTACCGAGATCTGTTAATAATGTCGTAGCACGAGCTTTAAAATTGTCTGCAAGAGCTGGATCAAGTTGTCCTGAAATGGCAAGAGCACCTGTATTTGATATCAAGGGGCCGATATAAGGTGCGATATATTTGGCCACAAGTGGGTACCGGCCGACAAATGTATTTAGTGTTTGAACTATCTTGCCGACAGCGGGAATTGCATCGATACCCTTTGCCACAAGAGAGATACCTCCGACGGCACCGAGTATGTTTCCCAGTCCGCTTGCCACTTGATTCGATATCGCGTTGGAATCTATGCCCTCTTTTTGTGTAACACTATCCGGTGAAACTGCGTTAAAAGTCAGGCCCTTGATGACACCAAGTCCGAGTTGCGACACCAGTTGCAATCCTTCTTGACCTGCTTGAGAGAATTTATTGCCATTGTTTAGTGCCGCGGCCGCACGAGTGTCCGCAGTGGTATTTGAAAGAAGTTCAGCAGGTCCGCCGATTACTTTATCATAAATAGATTTTGAAACGGTTGAAGCGGCCGCTGGCAATCCTGCCATTGTATCATTGACGATATCTGTACCCGGTGCACTCGGCATCGCCGGCGTACTTGCAGATGCTATCGGAGCCTGTTGCACCGAACTTGGCAACGAGAAACTATTCTGTTTCAAAAATCCATTGAAGATGCCGCTCAAGTCCGTTGGCTGAGTCTTCGTAATTAAAGTAGACAGGTCAAGGGGTTTGTTTGGAACGGTTGGAATAGTGGATGAAGATGAACCCAGCAATGTATTCGCCGCAGGACTGCCATAGTTTGATGTAGTCGTGGCAGCACTCTTGCCGCCGAGTAGCGTATTGGCCGCCGCGCTTCCATAATCGGTTGTAGAGGTCTTTGCTGGTGTAGCCGAAGTGCCCGGAGCACTCGCTACCCCTCCTAACAAAGCATTTGCTGCAGAGCTTCCGTAGTCCATATTGTTTTTATGCCGCGTATGTCGACGCCGTACTCGATGCTGTACCAGTCTTCGGCACCGCATTCAACACTTTATAAAATGTCGTCTCGTCGGCGTTGGCGGCATCGATGCCCGCTTGATTCGCTCCAATCGACTGGAGATAGGCATTGACCTTGGTTATCTCGGCCGTAGAGGGCTTTACGGTGAATTTGGAGTAATCGGCAGTACCAGTTGGTTTTGCCGGAGTCTTTGGCTTTGGATTATTCCTTGCATTAATTTCGCTATTTGTGTTTGCAATGGAACTTGCAGTTTTTGCCAAGGTGCCTTGAGCGGTTGTAACCGCCGATTCAAGTATCGTTGGATCAGTGATACCCTGAGCTTGTGCCACGCCATCGATGTAAGCCTTTATAGTCGCCGGGTCTTTTAGTCCCTCTTCCTTGATCGTCTGTGCGATAGAATTGGCCACAGAGGTGGAGAGCTTGATGTCGGAGGCTTGCTGGGCTTTGGTATTGGCTGCATCGATCTTCTGCTGGGCTTGCAAATCCTTTACAGCCGCGGCTGAAGCAGTCATAAGCTTGTCAATGGCCGATAGTTTATCCTGGGTCAGTTTTGTAAGATTGTCGGAAGCGGTATTGAAAGCGGCAAGGTCACCCTTTTGATAGGCTTGCTGGGCGGCAAGAACCGCGCTCGTTTCTTTGGTAGTTATGGTTGCGATATTGTCAGAAGCATTTTGCTGCTCTGTCGTAAGAAAATCGGAAGACATCTGGCCGAGGCCGCCAAAGGCCGCAACGGCCATCGAACTGCGGCCGAGCATTTGTGCATTCTTCTTTTTCTGAAGCTCTATCTGTTGTTCATAGCTATCTTGAATATTGGCCACTGCAGCAGAGGCGGCAGGATCATTGGCTAATGTTGCGGAAGCTGAAGCAAGAGTGGCTTTTGCGGAAGTGATCTGACTATCGAGTTCAGTCATAGTGTCCGTATACGATTTAACAAGCCCAGGATCCATGCCTGTCGTATCGATGGTGTTGCCATTGGAATCGACTATCGAGGTGCTCGAACCTCCCGCAGGCGATGCACCGCTCCCTGAACCGTTTATTGAGGTGCTCGAGCCGCCTGCCGGCGATGCTGCACCTCCTGCAATAGGCGTTGTTGTAGTAACCGGTACCCATCCGGCTGCTTTGGCATCTGCGATGTTTTGAGCCGTAGCAGTGGAGCTTGGAGTGGCTATGACGCCATTCTTCGTCAATTGTCCTGATGAAAGATTGCTCGTCGCCGTATTCAACGTGCTGACGTTGTTCGCGGTATTGGTTCGAGACGCGCTGGAAGTGGTTATGAGAGGGGAAGCAGGTGCAGCAGCGGCTGCCGCCATTCCTTGCGCCGCTGTATATGCAGCCGATCCGACTGCAGGAAGAGCCTGACCTCCTGAGTAGGAAGCTTGGGCGACTGGTGCTGCTGCTGGTGCTGATGTGCTCATGGTTTTATTTATTTAATGATATTTCTCTGGGAAAGATGTTAAGCGGTACGATTCCACATATAGACCGTGATAAATGGTTGCATTGTATTCATTGCGGCATTGCCACCAGTTGAGTTGGTTGTTGCCGCACTATTATTTACTGACGAACCCTGTACAACAGTACCAGATGAGGATCCACCCGAATTGTTTGCTGGTGAAGTATGTGCATGTGCCAACAATTCTGTAGCACTCATTGCGTGATTTTCTTCACCACCAGTATCTCCAGCTGTTCGTGCAGTAAGAGTTAAGGTAAATGTTTGTGTACCTGTTCCGTCAGATGAAAGTGAGATTGCTGTACCGTTTTGTGCGTTAGCCAAAGATGAAGCAAGTGAGAATGTAAGATTTCCCGTACGAATGACATAATATGTATTGGTTGAAGTCAGTCCTGTCATTGCACCACTTGGAGCTGAATATACTACCGCCTGACCAGTCTGAAATTCGTTGTTTGCAGCGTTTGTCAGTCCCGTGACTGTAATTACGTTTGAAGAACGAGATGCAAATGTTGCTACTTTTGTTCCAGTGCCAGCACCAATCATTACACGACCTGCACCATAGGCTGACCAAGTGCCAAAACCCAGAAGCGTGTTTGGATTGGTCGAAACAGTAGCCGTATAAATAGAACCAATAGGGAAAAGAAGATTACCGACAGTAGTTGCCAAAGTTGCCGCCACTAGACGAGGGTCATTATCTCCGACAGCGATAGGGGAGGGTGCAGAAACCGGTGCAACCGATAGTTTAGAAATCCCCAGAACAGTTGTCGTAGCCGGTATGCCACCTGCTATAATCGCCCCCGTAAAGAATGCCACGATGCCATTGTAGACCTGCGGATTATCCGAGAAGACAACTACCGCGGAGGAGCCATGAGTCTTTCCACCAGATGCGGAAGCTGTGTATGGGGACTTTCCCATGAGGTTGCGGGTGAGGCCTGTCAAGGTTGCAGTGCCGTCGCCATTATCAGTGATGCCAGTGAAGCTGACTATCTCTTCATAACCGGAAATCTTTGGATCGATTGTAAACACTGCCACATCTCCGAAGTCAGAAAATACTAGTTTGTTTCCATCAAGATCTGTTGGATAAGGAGTAACTCTGCAAGAGGTGTCGGAGATTCCGATGCCGGTATAGAGAGCGATTGCGGGAGTTTGAACATATTTTAAGCTCATGGTTATTTTTTATTATACAATACTTTTTTAATTTATTAAATGTGCATAACTACTTCTTATGCGATATCGGCGCAGTCTGGGCGTCGAACATATTCGATCCATGCGCTACAAGAGCGAATTGACCGCCCAACGTATTCATGGTGTATTCTACGAAATGCTCGACAAAATCAACGCTCTTCATGCTATCGTCTTGCCAGAACCTTACCAATGGCACTCCCGCCCCTGGAAGCCCGCTAATGGGATCAAAAGGCGAGCCGCCGAGCGGATTCTCGCCGAGCGGCGCATCGCCCAATGGCGAGCCATCTACGGGATTTATAATGGTTTTATCGCCCCCTGAAATGGTCATTGTCTTCTTGCCGGAGATGCCATCAAAGCCAAAATTCATGTTCATATTGAGAATGCCGTTCGGAGTGATGTAACCATCGCTCCAATATCCAGTCATGCTTTTTATCCTATCCCTCCGTCCTCCATTGTTGTATGCAAAACGTACTGCCTGCGGTATGAAATTGCCATTGTCAGTCGTTCCGACGAACAACTGATACGTTTCATTGGTGATCGATGAGTGTCCGTAGAGCCATCCATTGATGATTGAAAAACGACCTACAGGGATTGTTTGAGGCGGTTGCCAAAGCGAACGTTGCAAGTCATATATCAACACTATTCCTGCCGTCGGCACCGATATGTATATCGCGCGCTTCCAGTAAACAATATGCGAACCGGTGAAATCATATCCGTCAAAATCATTCTTGATAAGATCGGAAAGAGGTGTATTCTTTTTTCCATCAGGTGCTTCAACATTACCAAGCGTGTCCAATGCCGGTTCTTTTGAGATATAAGCGGTAGCTTCCTTGACCGAGCAATACGCGCTCTTTGACGCGATGCCGGAGCTTTGCGACACGCGATACATAACCATTCGAACAAGCTCATAAGCATTCGTCGAATCCATATGGAAATCCATGCTATCAAAAACGCTATTGCCAGAACCGATGACAAAGCTGCTTTGTATATTGAAGACGTTCTTCATCGTATCGATAGGAATGATACACTTTGCCGGGCCTGATGTAAGGACAGCTTGAAAAGGATCAGCAGGCGCGCGCGGGGAGGTTAGGGTATAATTGGTATAATCAGTAGCTGATGAGCCGCAAATAACGGAACTCTTTGTACTGGCTAAAATGATTTGATTCAGCTGACAATTGATCAAATCAGGGGCAAAGTTTGGATAAGCAGAAAGAATGGCAGATGGCAGAGCAGTCTTTACAACCTGTTGCCATACTGCATCGCCTACCGCAACAGTCGGGAATGCTGTCAAACCAGTCAATGTGTCCGTCGTCTCACCTCCTGTATAGGTATAGGCAATACCTTTGTACATGATTGCACGACCAGTGACAGAAGCGAAGAAACGAGAAGCCTTCCATGTCGGTTCTCCGTTATGGATAGTAATCGTTTGACCGGCAGCCTCGCTTGTCAAAACATTGCTCATAACGAGCGTGATCGTACCAGCAGTCACTGAGCCGATCGTAAATTGAAAGCTATTTGCAGTTGAACCAGTCACATAAAGTGTATCCCCAGCGGCAAAGCCAGCGTTTAGAAAGTTATTTGCAGAATCAGTGATGGTTGGAGCAACAGTACCAGCGGTTCCCGCAACGAAAGCGATGGTCGTTACAGCAGTAAGGACGCCCTGTTTAGTGAGAGTTGTTGACGTAGATTTCCAAACCTTACTCACCCCACCAGACCATCGGTAATAGTTTTGATCGCCCTGAACGAATAACATGACATCCGTCTGCTCGGTAGAGTCATTAACCTGACAAAATTCAAGATATGGATTAGTGAGGTTTGAAACAAGATTGTTATATGTTCCATTCCAGTCGAATTCAAGATTCTTGTCGTATGAACGGAGATTGAAAAACTTTCCCGTGGATGTGTTCCAGTCATATGATCCTTTGATGGCACCTGAACCAGTGTTGGCTTGATTATAGAGCTTATATCCGTTCCTCGATATGACGCGCGCGGCATAGTCGATCAAAACGTTCTTTGAACCCTTCACAAGATAGTTAGGAGAAAGCGCGGTGATCTCTGGCTTCGAGACATATGATTGAAAGCCTTGCGTCACTGCAAAGCTGTCTTCCTGCATCTGTACGTTGTATTTTTGTGTTGCCATAATTTTTTAACAATCAAATGCATATGTCCGAGTGATCGTCGGAATAGCGCTTGCAGGATACATACGAAGGTAATCAGCATATAATCCATGATACGGAGGATCCTTGACGTAACGCGACTGCGGCTGCCCATTCAGCATCAAGCGCCAATCCGTTACTTCAGTCTGTTGAACGGCACCGGTACGGATCTCTTTGGTGATATCGACCATCATCTCGACTTTCAATATCTCATACGATGACTGACTGACACAAACGAGATCGGTATCGGATGTTGGGATAGATTCCCATTGGCCCGTTTGAGTCACGAAAAGATAGTTCGAATAGTACTCGAGCTCATAAAGATTTCCGAGAGCATCGGTCCAATTATCCACGAGAACGCCATTGATCGCGGTGCCAATCGTATACTGGAATCCAAGCCTTCGATATGTATTCTTCGTATCGTTAGGCGTTCCATTGACGCGCGCGCTGATCCAGTCGAATTTGACCAAGTTCCAACCGTCGTTAAATATGGTGCCGTCGATCTTTGAAATCGTCGTCGCTTCAAGATAATTGTTCGCATCAGAGCCACGACGGAGAGTGAGGCTGTTAAAACGGGAGCTATAGCCGATAGGGATATAAATGCTATATATCGATGCATCGTTCTTTCTGAGGGCAGACATGTCAGTGACGGAAGCCGTCGTATTCACGATATCAGCCGCCCCGCTATATCCTGAAAGATTGAAACCGAGAGATCCGTTGCCTTCGACAAAGTTCAATGTCTCCTGATAGAGGCCCGACGCATCGCCTTCACCAATCCATAAGCCGTTTGAATTGGCTCCATCAAATGAATCCATCTGCAATACATTGCCGATAGGAAGCTGTTGAGCTCTAAGGGTGCGGATCATGTTATTCCATCGGATCGAGAATGAATTCGCATCCAAATTCATATTGAATTGCTTTGCAGCAGTCTCGCTAAAATTAGACCGTCCGGGCATATTATATCGATTCGCCTGCGGACGTATATCGATCATGCGCTTATAGTCGCTTGGCAGCGCGTAGTCCTGCACGTTGTCATAGAACGGAGTGAGAGCGGTTGCAGTCCTTCTCGTCTCTTCGGTATCGATGCGCGCCAGCATCCTATTCGCTGCGCCGGCAGCAGTGCCGTAAAAGTCTCCGACTTCTTTGATGGACGTGCCTTTCATCATGCGTTCGATATCATTCTTCAATTGCGCGATCGTCACAAAATAGCCCGCAGTCGAAGGCACCTGTAATATAGGATTGGAAGATTGATACAGATAGAATGAGAGCAAGACTGAAGAGACCGGAGGCGCTGTGTTAAACGTGATCGTATATACATTCAACGTGTAATCAACGCCTCCTGGAGCTTGTACAGGGCCATTCAAAGTGATGAAACTAGGAGAATTCAGAACAGTGAAGACTTTATTGACTCCGTCTATCGTTCCGCTTGGTATTTCGTAAAGTATTGATGACATATTGTTATATTTATACTATTAATTGATTATCGTTGTATCTCCAGGTGCGATGGTATCGACAGCTACCATCCTCGCTGGCAGTGCCTGTATCTGTAGCAGAATGGCTATCAAACAGCACCTCTTTCATTATTTCTTTTAGCTCTTCTTTGTTCATTTGAAAAATATGAAGTGAACCGTTAATAAAATAAATCCCATGAAGTACACCGCCCATGCTTTCCATGAGTTCCACAGCCACTTATGCATCCAGCCGCTTATGGTGGAATTGGAGCCGAATTTCAAATCCACGAGAGCGTCGATGGCAAAGATGGCGGAGATTATCAAAAGTATGAGCGCGCCTGTGTTCATGATTGTGTTTGGTCGACTGGGTCGGATTGCACTGGATCTGGTTGCACTTCTACAGGCGGAGTTACCGTCACCGTTCCATCATCGTTTATGGTATAGGCGAACATGGAAGGCGGCGGAACGTATGACGGGTTGCTCGAAAGGATGAGCTGGATGAGGAGGTAGGCGTCTTTGTAGAGCGATGCAGCGTCCGTGCCAAAGGTGTCAAGGACGTCTTGCGGAGCATATCCGTCTCCACCTCCTAAGATGGTCACTATCTCGGCTAGGCTCGATACGCAGGTCTGGTAGAGCGCGGTGTTAATCTCGATAATCCTGTCGTGCGCGGCCTGTGCAGGTGTCGCTGTGTTGGTTATTGTTGTGTCTACGATTGACATGGTTTTGTTTATTGGATTTTTAATACTGACCCTTTCAACACCCGGAAGAAGGATGTTTTGAGCACTTGAAAGGCCATCCACACGTTGCCACTTGTGAGGCCCGTGTAGGCGTAGAGTTCGGATACATCCGCTGCCGATAGCGCACGATTGTATATCCTCGCGTCGTCTAGGTAGCCTTTGAAGTAGCTGACGCAAGAGACGTTCTGGCTCTCGCAGCCGATGCCCAATTGGTAGGTACCGATTTGGCTGGCTGAAACGGTGCTCGTCGCCTTGACCGCTCCGCCATCGCCGTATATCGTCTCTAGCGTCCCGGCCCTCACTTCGCAAATGTGGTGCCAAGAACCGTCGGAAAGAGTGACGAATATTCCGTACGGAGCAGATGACTTCAAGACGCCGCCGCCCCATGTGTTTGCCCCGTTGCTGCCCACCCAATATCCCAATTGGTAATTGGTATCAAAGATGCGGACGTTCGTGTGGCCTTGCGTTCCTTGAGCGTTGTACCATGCGCAGGCGCTGAAATCGTTGTAGCTTGTCTGGAACGTCGTAGCGACCGTTTGTGAGGTTCCATTGAAGTTTATGGCATACGGGCCGATTTTCCCTGTGAGGTAGGTAGAGGTTCCGATGTTCGTTCCTGTGTGTCCGTTTCCCGATGAATCGTTAGAGATAGTGCCGCTGCCTTCATCGAATTTCCACCAGCCTTGCAATCCAGTCGTGATGTCAGCCTGTGCAAAGCAGGGCACAAGGAGCGAGAGAGCTATGATAGTTGAGGCGAGGTATTTTTTCATTAGTTTGGTGATGAGGAAGTGGCCCATGAGGTAGGAGCTGCCGTGCCTGCGGTGAAGATTGGATAATGGTAGGAGTTGTCGAGGGACGAATAGAAGTAAGTGTTGCCCGATGGGCCGACTGCGAAGGCTGATGTCGTGGTGGCTGCCAAAGTGCCAACCGTCGTCGTTCCTATGAGCATCGTCGTGCCATTCACCGTGAGGGTCGAGCTTGAGACTGTGCCGCCGACAGAGAGGCCGCCTGCGAAGGTCGTCGTGCCTGTAGTCGTCCATGCGTTCGTGTTTCCAAGGTTGAGCCCTATCGTTCTGGCTGTACTGCCATTGTAGGTTCCGGAGAAGGTCAAGGTTCCATCGGTCGCTGTGAGGTTGGCGAGGTTGTTGCCGAGAGCGATGGATGAGATGGTCGAGTTCGCAAGGAAGGCGTTCGTGACCGAGCCGCTTGGAAGCGATATGGTGCTCGTCGCTATGAGGTTTCCGACAGTGAGGTATGAGGAGGATGCAGAGGTGAAAGATTGGTTAGCAGTCCACGAATTGGAGTGGGCCAAGTTAAGGTCGAAGTTAACGGTTCCTGATGTCGTAATAGGGTTCGTACCGCTGAGTGACATCGTAGAGTTTGGAGAGCCGAGAGTGATTGAGGTGACCGTTCCAGTGTTCGTCGTGTAGCCGTTCGGGTTGGTAGCGAGGTAGTAGGTAGATGAGGCGTAGCCGTAGCTGACAAGCCCGAGGGATGAAGTAGCGACTGCGCCTGTAAGTCCGCCTATGGAAAGCACGCCTGTGTTAGTTATGGAAGGA